TAGCCGTGGCAGTGGAAATTCTCACAGGCAGAATGACATTGCCAGTGCGACCACTTGCCATGCGGATGCCAGCAGTGATGCGTTCCCCCGATGTATTTGAAACAGAATTCAGATCGTGGCTCACTGAATACACGGCGCCATCTGGCTCGTATCCGCCTTCACTCAATACGCTGCTGCAAATTTGCTTCATAGTGTGCCCCGAAGCCTGAGCAGAAGCATTATGAATGCGATAGGACAATGGCAAAATAGCCGTTGTCATATACGCGCTAGTTAATGTGTTGTAATGATTGAATTCATGGCAATAAATGATCTCGCCGTTAATTACAAAGCCAGCCCTCACTCGCCCAACGCCAAGCCATTCAAGATCGGCGGTGAAAATCTGAGCCTTAGAGAAGTCGAGCGAATCAAGAGTGTTAATGTTCCACGCTGACTGATCAACTACGTTTTCAACAACAGCGCCAGATGTGAAGCTTCTAATGACCATTTGTAACGTAGTGCCACTCGCCCTAAGCATCACTCCATTCTGATCATCAAAGAAGCCCACTTCTTGAATGAGGCCTGCTGTTGGCGTGGTGCCAGCAAAGCTTTGCATGATCATCATGCTTTTTCCTGGTTGGTACGGGAAGTATTGCTTGGTTCTACGCAGCACTGTATCGCCAGACGCAGTGGTGGTCGTCAAAGCAGTGCTGCTTTCGTTTGTTAAATATGTGACCACTCCTCCATTGGAAATGCGATCAAACCATTGATCAGCACGCTTGTTGTAACGCATTGTGCTATCAAAAAGCGTATAGGGAGCGCTCGTGCGAGCACGTCCAAAAGCATCAACTGCTCCACTGTCAGGACCGGTCTTTAAAATCTGTCCGCGATAATCAGCTTCAATATGAGTTTCAAACTGTTCGCCACCAGCAATAATTTGGCCCATGAGAAATAATTCTTTCTTCCATTGTACTAGGAAAAGAAAAGGGGCCTTTTGGCCCCTTGGTTATTTACCTTGCCCTCTCAGAAGCTTTCGTCCGTGAGAAGCTTTGCTATTGGCTCCATTACCTTGGCGCGTGCGCTTGCTTTTGTTTGGCTGATGAAGCTTTTGCCCGTTAATGGTTTTGTTTGATGCCATCAGCTCCAGGGCACTCCAGTGCCATTAGTGGGAGTGCGCTGTTGAGAAATTTGCTCTGCGAGAGCGGCTTCAATTTCAGCCACTTTTTCGTCGCCAAACTTTTCCTTCACCCAACCAGTAACGATGTCCGGCGTAAGTTGCGCATAAGGGATGGCATCGTTTTCTTCGGGAGCCTCAAGACCAAGACTGCCATAGGCCGAACTGGCATAGGTGCCATCATCAGCGGAGATTGTATAGTGAACAGTGCCCACGTAACCATTTGAAAGCGTGCGGTCCATGTTGGCCACTGACCACTGATAAGTAATTGCCATGTCTGATCAAGAAATCAGAATTCATTTTACAGGCTTAAACAGCGCTTGGTGAATTGACCATCCAGCGCGAATGCGGTATCGCAACAAGGAGTTTTCGAGGCCCACTTCGTCTGCCCAGTCCTTAAGGCACATTTTTCGCCCATCATATTCAATGTAAACGTTGCGGCTATAGTTGCGATTTTGCTCTTTATAAGTAGCCCACTTGCAGTTTTCGGGACAATAATCTTTGTCAAAATCAACGCGCTCCAAAGTATGCGCAGAACTTGGCTTTGCACCCATATCCAAATAAAAGTTTTCAAAACTGTTTAGCCAACGATTGCAGACGGAAATGCCTCGCGCCCCGTATCGCGGATAACTTTTATCATTGGGATTGAGGCATCTGCCCTTCATGTTTTGCCATGCAATGTATTCCGATGTATGCTTCATTCCATGTTTTTTGTTTGTCTCAGCAATACGTCGCTTCATGTGGCAGCCACAGCTTTGAGTGTGGCCGCTCCTTAAATTACCTTGCCTGACTTTGACAGTGTTTCCGCACTCGCATTCGCACATCCATAGCTTTTCGGGGCGCTTTCCAGTTGTCTTGCCATAAAAGGACAGTACTGTCAAAAACCCGTAGCAATCACCAATCAAATCCGGAAGAGGCTTGCCCATGACTTGCGTTCAACTGGCGCAATTCTAGCAGGGAACGCCCCATTGGTAAGTGATTGCCATGGTTAAAAAGAATGGTCTTCGTTAGTTTAACAATGGAAAAGGAAGCAGATTCTTCGGGAAACCGTCTCACAGTACGGGCATCTCATATTCCTGCGTGCTATTGCAATAGTGCTTAAAAATCACTTCGCTTGTGTTACCTGCCCAATTTGCCACTTGTGGCACTGGAATGCCGGCTTCAATCCAGCGGCTAATGGCAGTGTGGCGGCAGTCATACGGCCTATAAACATGGGAAATCAACCCTGCCTCGTGTAAAGGCGAAAGCTTTTTCCTGAAATAGCTTTGAAAAGCTAGCCGATTCCATGGAAAAATAAAATCGTTTTCGCGGGGGAGTTCGGCAAGAATCTCTTGACAACGATTATTCAATGGCACCCAGCGACGTTTGTTGGTCTTTGTGCTATTCTTTAGGCCATGCGTAAGCGTATAGTTTTGATGCACTAAGAGCTTGTTTTCTTTAATGTCGTCCCACCTCGCTGCCCTTACTTCTCCAGTTCGCATTGCAGTTTGCAACATAAATTCCGTATACCAAGACCAGTTGACACTGCGATAGGTGAGCTTGGCTTCTAACGCCGCAAGAACCAGCCCTGTCTCGCTGCGAGGGATGACAATAATTTCTTCCTCACGTTGAGGAGCCTTTGGCATCTTGAAACTTGCTAATGGATTGCGAGTGACGATTGCCACGTCTTCTTGCGCCGCCCATTTGTACATGGTCTTGATGTACATTGCAACGCGCCTTGAAGTGAGCACTGGTTTTTCTCCCAATGCCCAGATCATTACTTTTCTAGCATCATCAATATCTTGAATAGGACAGCGGGTCAACCATTTCCCTACTTGCTTGTAGTCTGAAGTGAGACTGGTTGGACATAAAGAAATGGAGCGCTCTTCAACGAAGGCGCTCCAGAGGCTCGAGACGGTGGTGGTCATGCTGGTTCCAAGAGGAGCCTCAAGTTACCAGCCTTGCGAGGCCTTGTCAAGCAAGTGGCTAGGAGTTTTGTTCGATTTTCATCTGACCGAGCACTTCCTTCAACAAACGATGCACTTCGCCAGCGTCATCAACGAACTCACCTTTGTAGTAGAAACCTTCCTCAGTAAAGCGGGCAATTTCCTTAAGGGGTTCGCCGATGCTAAAAACGATGGTAGAGGGATCCGTGTTTTCACCAACCCCAAGACCTTTGCTGGGCGCAACTACAAGCTTGTTTGAGGGCGTCACGGATTTCCACGGTCCGTTCCCATCAATACGGGCGTACTCCTCTCCGTTCGTGCGAAAGACGAGATCGTTGTCGTAATCTTGTTGGGTCATGGTTTCTAGGGAACTGTGGCCAGGAGCAGGAGGTTACACTCGCTGCTCCACCACATTAGTCCATGTGGCAACCATCCGGAAATTCCAGATGGTTCAGCCAGGCACAGTAGAGAAGGGGACTACTCGATCCCAGCAGCAGTTAGCCGGGCTTCAAGGGTTTCGATCTTGTGAGCAGCCTCTTGGAGTGCCTTCAAAAGCATGAACGGAAGCACGCTGAATTTAACGCTCTTGAGCTTGTAATCTTCGCCCTCTTGCGGTTCATCAGCTTCAACAACAAGTCCAGGAAAGACTTGCTCCACTTCTTGGGCGATCAGACCCAATTCTTTAGGATCATTATCGGAATGAACATTCCAGTTGTATTTGACAACTCGCAGTTGCATCAAATCTTCTAGATAACCATCCCTAGTTGTTTCAATATTTTTCTTTCGCCGTTCGTCAGATGTCCAAGTCGAAGTGCCGTTGCCTTGAAGCGCCCAAGTGCCAACACCTACGGTGTTTCCCAAAAAGTGGTTCCTGCTTGTTCCTGGGCTTGGGAGAATGGAATAGTACACCTGGGTTGAGGTCCCATTTCTGCCGTCGGCTTGGATTGTTCCATCATTGGTAATCCTCATCCGCTCCGTCGGAGAACTCGCCCCATCCGCCGTAGTGGAGAACACTAGTCTCGACGGAAGATCATTCGCTCCAGGGGTTCCATCAACTGCTGCTTCAATAGATGCGCCAGTAACAAACTCGGTTCCATCTGCACCACTAAACGTGATGCGTCCTAATACGTCATCAGCAGTAACAGCAGTAAAGCTGCCAACTGCCGTGCCGCCGGAACGTGCTAGATATAAACCTGCGCTATCAGCATCTGCGCTGCCATTGTTGACAATCGAAAGTGCTGTTCGAGTGCCGCCAGCAGCCGTGCCTGCACCTTCTACTTGAAGATTAGACGAAACACCGCTGTTGTTATCAAATCCACCACGCGCACTAGACGTACCAACTAACAACCTGCCGGAGTTGTCA